AGCCAGCATCGACAATTTACGTGAGTGTTTTCAGGTGGACGGATAGACGGTTGATGGTCGATCACGCCACTCTCAATGCCTGCTGCAACCGTCCCCTGTGCTGCGGCTCTCGTTACTTCCGTCGCGGCGATTCTCTCGGCTCGCTTTCGTCCGAATACAGGTTCTAAGTCTTGTATCAATTGCTCTAATGGCTCTCTATTCTCGAACCACCGTGCAACTGTGCTGCCGACTAATTTACCAGACGTAACCGCCATTTGTTCGAGTAGCGTATCAGTGTAGGCAATCGCCCAATCTCTAGCGGATGTGTGCGCAAGTAGGTAATCAAAGCCTATACCCACGCTTTCAAGTTGCGCAATGCCGATACTTACCCCTAAATCTGCACTATCAATCAACGCTCTCGATACCGCATCCCGTAACGCTTGCTCTTCACGAAATGCTCTCTGAATTCGGCTAGCTTCAATGTTCGGGTCAATAAATGCGCCGCCAAAACCATCATATCCAGCCGGATAGAGCGTGTTCACCATCTCGGTGAATGCCTTATCAATATTGCGTGCGCTACGTCGTTCTAATTCCATGCGTATCTTCTGCTCAGCTTCGTCGTCATCTGGCGACAATTGCAGAATGAGAGCCTTTACACTCTCACGGGTAAACGTCTCCGGTAGCGTAAAAAAAGGCTGCTCGGTCGCCACTCCTCGAATGTCAGATGCGATGTCGTGCAGTTCATCGTGCGATAAATACTCAGCCTTAAACGTGTGAATGTCGGCTTGTGGGCGCTTCTTTAGCCACGCCTTAAACGCCTTCACCTCTGCACGTTTGGCCGTCTCATTCTGCGGCTTATCCTCTTCCTCTTCCTGTTGCGCTACCGTCTGTTTGTCCTGTTGCCCTTGCTGCTGTGCCTCGTCCTGCGGCTTGTCCAATGGTAGGTTGCCGAATGGCTGCATCATCGGCTCCGGTGCTGGCTCTTCAATCTGTGGCGACATTCTGTTAGTCTCCACAATCAACAATGCGCCACGCTCATCGCCAATCGGTTGCTCGTTGTAGAACTTCTGCCGAATCTCATCCACGGTATGCACACGCTCTGCGGCTTGCTGCTCCTGCAACGCTAACAACCTATCACTCGGACGGATGTCTTCAAACTCGCCAACAAGGTTATCGCCGTAGGATGGTAGGATATCGTTGGTAATCTTTTCGGCAATCTGTACAAGCTTCGGATAAACACCCATGCCGATAAACGTGCTCTTCCCTGCGACGCTGTTCGCCTCAGTTGCGTTGACTGCCAAAATGGAAGATAGACCAGGCGCATAAATGGCAAAAATTTCCTCTTTGGTAAATGTGCGTGCCTGCAAAAACTGCATGTCATTCTGCGACATCGCCATTTGCACCCACTGTACGCCACCCTGCCCAACATTGCGCAACATCATCAGGCTTCGCTTTGTGCCGCCGTGCTCCCGCTTAATTTCGTCTTTCATCCTTGCCCAATCAGAATCATTGATTGGATCAGCGAACGCTAATGCGCCAGGTACTTTGGCGTTATCCTTTGCAAAAAGGTTTGTATTCCATTTCTGCATAGCCATTTCGCCTTCAACATCTGTGGCGAGTGATTCGATAGGCGATAAGCCGACAAACGTATTTAGCGGATGCCACTTGCGGAAATGGACAACCTCATGTGCTTCTAGCGGAACCTTTACGCCTGCGTCCGGCTCATACATATAGCCACGAAGGAACATGCGCCCATCTGGAATCGGCTTCACCTTGTGCGGAGGAAGCACCCACAACTCGTCCGGTGCGTTTTTCTCGCTGCTGCGATTTAGCCACCAATAACAGTTGCCTGTCAGCGCCAAGCAACTAACGGTGGATACCAGAAACTCAAAGCGACTATGTAACGGATTCGGCTTGCGTAGTAGCATCTCAAATGGATGATTCTCGATAGCGTCTGTATCTTCACCACTCATCGCCATAACGTTGAATTTTGTCGTAGCTGCCTGTTCTGCTACCGCTGCAACGGCTATCTGTACCCACGATAGCCGTTGGTATAGCTCTAGCTGCGCCTCTGGCAATGCTCTGTCTGGAATGCTGTATTGTGCCGACTCAGCATCAGCACGCAACCATGCAGGCGCATTCGCTACCTGCGCTTTTGTGTATCCTAGTCGTCTTGCAATGCCGTCTAACAATGCCATTCGTGTTGTCCATTGAAATAAAAAATCCGCTATAGAAATTATAGCGGAGTAACGGAACCTTGCAATATGTAGTTATGTACCTACGGACGGTTTACGCCGCCTTAGTAGCGATTCCGTAAAAGGGACTACCCTTGATAACCATCGGCTCAACGCCAGATGGGATTTGCGGTCTCATCAATTGCTTCCCGTCCACAAAATCATTAAAACATCTGGCAATATACCGTGCGCTCTGAGCGGCTGACATGTATTTCGTAAATTGCCCGCCGCTATTCCCTGAACCAGTCATTCCAACAAAGAGAAAGTGTTCATGTGCAACCTTTCTTGGGTCGCCACGTAAAATCCCGTCATCGAAGATTGCACCTTGCCAAAAATCATTAATTTTGTCAATACCATAAATTTTAGCGGAAAAGCGATAAGTCACCAATGCGACACTTACTGTAGCTGCACGGTATAGAGATTTTACTACCATATCGCATCGCCCAATAGAGAAGAAATCGTGAGCGGCATTCGCATACTCCCTAGAAACTCTTTCAACATCATCAACATGTGCACGTACACGCAAGCTTCTATCTCCAAAATTAGAGGTAATCATCTTTGCCGCCGAAACCAACGCACGAAGATTGGTAACATTCAATCCAAACTCGTCTGTCAGGTTCAATGGCGATAGTTGATCCATGAACGACCGTGGCTTTCCTACGTCCAACTTACCATACTCCTCGGCGACCTCACGTTCTGTGTCAAAAAAGACAGAGAACATCGTGAGTCTTTGCGTTAATCCACTCTTGCGGATTGCACGAAGTGTGTGCTGTCCATTGATAATGAACCTTCGCCCACTAGGAATGGATGCCGTCACGACTTGCGCTGTAGGTGAAAATCTTCCACGAGCCATCTCTTGTGCCAAGAAATCAACATGATTTTCATTCACGCCTCTCTGATACTGATACGAACACGAATTCAGCAAATCATTTGCAAAACTTGGCGTAATGTCAACGACTTCAACTTTGTCCGTTCTCATTAAACTTTCTCCTGTTTATTGTAGGTGCTGCCGGTTCCTCTCAAAACATGGAGTATAATGAGTTTGCCAAAACATTATCCATGTAAAATGAAAGGGTAACTATTCGTTAGCTACCCTTTCATTTTACCATTTTTTTTACAAGAATTCAATACATTATACATAGTTACATTACCCACTATTTCCTATAGCCTCCACATAGAACTTTACCGCCAACTCTAACGTTGACTGGCATCCTGTCGCCTTTCGTGCATTACTCAGATAATTACGTATGGTATTCGGTGATAGCTGCAATTCTCTCGCAACCTGTTTCTGTGTTGCGCCTGTAACAATCTGTGTCATAACTTGCTTTTGTCTGTCGGTAAGCTGTTCCATAATTGTCATTAGCCATTACATTAAATCACAAAGTCAAACCGCTTTTTGATTCCCAAACAGTTACATCATTGCATGAAATTTCTACTGGCATCGAATCGCTATCACTATCTCTGTACGCCCTAGCTTTCTCTCTTGCTTCGTCTTCTGTACTGAAACGTTCAATGAATTCGCCAGCATACGACGTACAAAGTAACGTATAAGGCAATTCTTCAGACTCTAACTTATTCCATTCTGTTTGCATTGCCGCAAACACCATACTATCAATTATTTTGTTTCCCATAATTGTCATTAGCCGTCAAAAAATTACTTCCATTCAATAAAAACGTTTCCGTATCGTCTGGCAAAAACAAAACTATTGGTATCTTTGTCAATCATCCACTTTCCATCATCACCACAAAGATAACAATCAACATAGCCTGCTATATCGTCAGCCTCAAACGCATCATTAGTTACATCGGCTCCGTCAAGAAAAACACGAACCTTGCACACATGTGTTTCCGTTGTGATTTTGCCGAATTTGTCCATTCTGTTCGATGGTGTTTTTGGAATTCCCGCCGCCATTGCAGTCGTTGTAGATGCAAATGATGCCGCCACCGCTAATACAGTTGCAAATTCTATTGTAAATCGTCGTCTGTTTAGTTCCATGTATCACCCCTATGCAAAATCAACTAACGTGCTTGCTCTCGGCTTGTTTGCTTGCCACACCATCAACGCCCGACTGATCACTGTATCATCATTCATTCCGTCTGGTGCGCTGTAGCTGCTGCGTCCAGTGCTTGCCGATACCGTGCGCTCGTAGGCTTCTAACTCGGCTGTCCATACCTTGTTGTCGATGAACTTCCATTCGCTCTTCTCTAATGCAAGCGCCAGGTTTTCGATAAGCGGCGGCTTACTCTGTGCTA